ATGCGTGAAGAATATGAAGGTTTCTGACGAAAGGCCTGACATCTAACTACAACAAACCCTGAGCAATCAGGGTTTTTCATTTACGATTGGATATAACCAAATGAATCTTGATAAGCTGACTGAAGCGATAGCAAGTGGCACACTAGGTCTTCCGCCAGGGTTGTCACACGAAGAGCGCTTAGCATTCGTAAACACTCGGCTCAAAGAACTTGGGTTTGATGAACCGATTCAACCTTTGCGCAAGCATGACCCCGAAGCATGTTTGGCAATAGTCAGGAAGCACCTTGCAAGTTACAGATGGCAATCATCGGATGAGTTTGAAGAGGGGTTGAAGAAACAAGCGGAGAAGGTAGGATGCTGAATGACTGGAAGAAGTTCGAGTGGGTCAAACTACCACTTGAAGACCTCAAGACCGAAGAAGGTGAAACGCGTTATTACATCATCGACGAAAACACCAAGTTCCCATCAATGACCTCGATTCTTGGTCTACTTGATGATGGTGGTATTGATGAGTGGCGTGAACGTGTAGGTGAAGAGGAAGCCGACAAGATCGTCAAAGATGCAGTCGCACGCGGTAACAACCTACATGATCTGTCTGAACGCTACCTCATGAACACCCTTGAGCGTAAAGACGTGCAAGGCCCTGGTTCGCTGCTGTTCAATCGCTCACGCAAGAACCTCAACATGCTAGGCCCGATTATTGCTATCGAGGCGCCCCTGTACTCCCGTCAGAAGCGTTACGCAGGGCGAGTTGACTGCATAGCATTCGAAGGGTCTGACTTGTGCATCGTGGACCATAAGAACTCACGACGGGCGGTCAATCTGGCGAAGAACTATGCACAGAAGAAACTTGTCACATACATATTCCAACTCTTTGGTTATGCGACTGCCTTCAAAGAGATGTTCCCGAAGCTCCCAGCACCCACTCATGGTGTATTGTTGTTCGGTAACTTCACTGAGATGTCCTCGTCGCGTTTCAAGGTCAAGTTCAATGAGCAGCTTGCTTATGAGTTTGACCTATTGATTGCGGCCTATTATGGTTATGTCGACATCAAGCAAAGCGTGTTCTTCGACAAGGACCGTCTACTACCATTCATCGAGAGCCTGTTGGTTAAGGCTTGACATTCATCATGTAGTCATCTAGTCTAGGTGGTTCAAGTGTAAAGAGAAACAATAATGAGCACTCAATTGAAGGTGCTGGCCGTGTGGGCGTTACTGGTGTTTGGTGCTAACATAGTACCATCGCAAAGTGAAGCATTATCCCTCACACCAAACACCGTCCCCGTTGAACTTAAAGTTGATCTGAAACAATCCAGTGTAACAAAGCCTGAAGTGTGTTATGCTAACGTCCAGTGTCGCAAGCTAGCTGAAGCTGTCTTCTTTGAAGGTCGCGGTGAGCCAGTAAAAGGCCAGTACGCAATAGCCTACACGATCATCAATCGGAGAGATTCAGGTAAATATGCCGATGATGTTCACGGCGTTGTCAATCAGAAACGTCGAGGTATCTGTCAGTTCAGCTATATGTGCCAAATCAATGCTAAAGGTCGTCGAACGGCCATCGGTAACGATGATCGCTCATGGCAGAAAGCGTTAGATGTGGCATATAACACCTACTTCTATGAAGCAGCCGACCCAACAAAGGGTGGTGAGTTCTTTCATACGAAGCAAGTGAAACCGATCTGGCGACATCAGTTACAACCTGCTTTGGCATTGGGCAATCACATTTTCTATAGGAGTTGAGTATGAAGATTCGTATTACAGGGTTGAAAGATCCTAACCATGAGCAGCACCACAAAGATGTAACCTTCGGCCGTGTGTACGAAGTGTTTGAACGCCCGACTCGCAAAGTCTTCATTGACGATGCAGGCGACGACAACTACGGCGCATACTCTCCTCAAGGCATTTACACCTTCGAAGAGTGCGTTGAAGATGAACAGCTTGCAATTGAAACTGAGGCGGCCTAACATGCTCGTTGCATTCAATGTAAAAGGTGACCCTGCGCACCACGCTATCGATGTAGATACAACCAACTTCCGCGAGGCGGTTGCGACTGTAAAGAACCACTATGCAGAAGGCCTTAAAACGCTTGACCGCTGTTTCGCTGTGATCGAATGCGGCAAGAAGCCCGCACCAGCTCCAGTCTTTGACTTTACGCCGAGATCGGCATAACCGGAGCACCAAATGTACAAAGACGCAAACGAGTTCAGCCTTTATATCGAAGGCTTGAAAGAGGAAAAGGCATTCGATACCTACACAGAAACAATCGTGTGGTTTTACACGAATGAAACTGACCATGAGATGCCTGAGATCGCGAAGATGCTCAACAGCAAAATCATTGGTTGTATCGAGAACGAAGCGTCGGCAGCGGGCTTGCTGAAAGACACGCCAGGTGTGAGGTTGATGTAACATGTACGGATCAGTCGACGACTTTTATCAAAAGGTTGTCGCGGTCGATTACGACGACACGATAAGCCATCATGACAATGCCTGGTTGAAGATCCTCAAGGCATTCGAGTTGACTGGCTATCGTGTCATTATCGTTACCTACCGCCAACCTGATTGCTGCCCTGAAGACCTCGACTTCCTAGTTAAGGCTGGGTATAAGGTGTACTTCACTGGTCAACAGTCAAAGCGACAGTTCATGTTGATGCGTGGGATCAAAGTTGACATCTGGGTTGACGATACACCAGAGTCGATCATCTTTGACTACAGCACCTATCACAGCAAGTTCGATATTGATGAGGAGTATATCGTGCAATGAAAGAACATTGGTTGATGAGATCCTACGGCAAACGTCGTTGGACGATCAGTGGTCATGACTCAGTCGAAGAGGCTAAAGAGGCCGCTCGCAAATTCATTGCCTCTGGTCATATCTTTCCAGATGGAACTCGATTGTATGTTGAGTCAAACGTCCACATCGGGGTTGTCTACGGCAACACTATTCAAAACTACATGCCGGCCTATGATGTTAAAAAGGTAATCGCTGGTTATCCCAACCATGAGTTGCACCTATGAATGGTCTTGAAGCGTACAAGACCTTTCTCGGTATGGGTCTGCACTTCCGTGGCAACCTCGATGGATGGAAATACAACTTCAGCGGTAAGTGTAAGCCTGAGACATTTGCTACCAAGAAGCGTCTCGTGTACCAGTATGCAAAGATTGAGCGCGATCATCCGACTAAGCTTGACCAGATCAAGTTTTTCTACCCTGCGTTCAAGTCTGGTTATGTGAAGCCTGATGCGATCGGTATGATGCATGGTTGTCACAGTCGGTTCGAGAAAGAGTTCGGCTTTGGTCTTGTTTCGCGACATAAGGCATGGATTGAAGGATTGATGAAGGAGCATATCCTTCTCAGCTTCTTTGAACTCTTTGCCTGTAGTGAGATGCTACCTAAGTTCTATCAGTTGTACGCTGAGAAGCATATGACACACGACCAAGCAGTTGTATTATGTCTCGTCGTTCCTGAGCTACTAAATACGGTAGTGTCTAATGAGCCGTTTGTATTTGAGGCATGGAAAGTTAAATTAGAGTTTGACATGAAGTTCATGCAACTTTATATTAGCGGTCCACTTCTGAGACAGCTTAAAGACGCTACAGTAGAAGCATTCAAAAACAGTAACTAAATCAAGTAACAAAACTTCTTAAAGGTGATTCAAAAATGGTCGACTTCGCAAAACTTCGCAGCAATCGCGGTTCCACTCTGTCCAAACTGACCGAGAAGCTGGAAACTCTGAACAAGGGTTCTAGCACCCAGAAAGATGAGCGTCTGTACAAGCCTGGTTTCGATAAGAAAGAAGGCAAGGGCTACGCCGTCATTCGTTTCCTTCCTGCAAAAGAAGGCGAGCATTTTGTTCGTGTGTTCAGTCACGCATTCAAAGGCAAGGATGGCTGGTACATCGAGAACAGTCGTTCGACTATCGGTGAAGAAGATCCGGTCGGTATCGCTAACACCCTGTACTGGAAGAAAGGCGAGAACGAAGGTAACGAGTCGTTTAAAAACATCGCTCGGTCCCGCAAGCGCAACACCAAGTACTTCTCCAACATCTACGTGATCAAAGACACTGTCACTCCTGACTGGAATGGCAAGAACGCGATCTATGAATTCGGTGGCCAGATCTTCAAGAAAATTGAAGGTGCTGCAAAACCTGAGTTCGAAGATGACCAGCCGATGGATCCGTTCGACATGTGGAGCGGTGCAGACTTCAAGATCAAGATCGTCGGTAAAGAGATTCCTGATCAGCGCAACGGCGGCAAGACTGTAGTTCCTAACTACGAAAACAGTGAATTCGACCGTGTGTCCGAACTGTTCGAAGGTGACGACGCCAAGAAAGAAGAGCTGTTCGGTAAGACCTACGACCTGTCTGAGTTCCTGAAAGTCAAGACTTTCGAAGAACTGGCTGTTCGCTTCAAGAAAGTGACTGGCGAAGCGCACAACAAACTGGAGTCGGGTGACCCTGCTGAATCAGTTGCAGCGCGTCTGGAAAAGCAAGCTGACCTGGACACAAACGTTGACAACGGTGATGATGCAGCTGGCAAGTCAGTTGACGAAGCACCTGAGCAAACCGCATCGTCTGATGCAGTAGAAGGCGAAAGCGTTCTGGACATGTTCAAGCGTATGGCCGAACAAGCCTAAGCAACATGTGAGTAGTTGACAAGGACCCGAAAGGGTCCTTTTCCATAAGTGAGGAATCAATATGATCAAACACCTTCTGAGTAGACATTACGACCCGTCGCGTTACGTGCACCAGCACATCGATCATGACCAACGTATTCTGACCGTGCTACTTCACAACCTGTCAGGTCAATACGTCGGCTTTCAACAGTATCGACCAGACATCAAAGAGAAGCGCCATAACGATCCTCGTGAATCGCGCTACTTCACATACGCACCAAGAGATACCAGCGCCCTGTGGGGCCTTGAGAGCTACGACAGCAGCAAAGCAGATATCTACGTTGTCGAAGGGATCTTCAAAGCGGCGACACTACACAGCGTGGGCCTGAACGCGCTTGCTGTCTTGACAGCGAACCCTGTGAAGATGCAGTCATTGCTTTGGCTGTTGAGTCATAGTCACAATGTCATTGCGATCGGTGACAACGATGCAGCAGGGGCGCAACTGGTCAAGCTGGTAGGTCGAGGTTTTCAGAGTGATGATCTTGACGAAATGCCACTGGAGGACGTTTACCAATTAATCCAAACAAAACGCTTGACATGATGGTAGGTAACGTCCATAATCAACTCATCGAAACAAACAACGTGAAGAAGGACGACATCATGAACAAGCAAGCACTCAACACAGCTCAACTCAAAAAGTTCATGGACGGCTACAACAAAAAGGTGGCTACCGTGACTGCTGGTGAAAGTGACAAAGGCGGCTCTCCATTTCGTCGTGCTACTTGGTCTTCGTTGGGTTACGAATACGCCCGCAGTGAGGTCGTTCGTCAACAGGTTGCAGGTCAGAATGTTGTTCTCAAAATGCTCGATGCAACTGAAGCACAAGCGGTCTGGTTGAAAGGTTAATCACCAGACAAAACAAAGGGCCTTAATCGGCCCTTTTGTTATTTCAGCACTTTCAATGCCTTGTTGTAGAACTCGACTCGTTCAGCGAGTCCATTGACGCCACCGTTGATCCGTCTGGTGATTGTCT